CGGCGACGGTCACCGACGTGACGGCGGAGTAGCCCACCGACGCCTGCTGGTTGATGTCCGCGTGCAGGGAGCTGTCGATCGGGCCGATGAACTTGTCGGTGGCGTTCGCGACGGTGACGGTCCGATCGGGCACCGTCAGGCCCTTGTAGGTGTTGGCCTGCGTCGTGATGGTGACGGTCACGGGGGACGCGCCGCCGTTCTTCACGTGCAGGAAGATGTTGGACGCGCCGAGCGGGATCTTGTCGCCGCCGCCTGCGGCCGTCGTGTAGGTCGCGGCCAGACCAGCCGCGGTGATCGACTGAAGGCTGAGAACTGCCATTGTGGTCTCCTTGGTCTGAACATGCGGAAGCCCCGCTCACGGCGGGGCTTCCGAGTCGAGATGAGCTACCGCGCTCGCCGCGCTTCGGCGGCTCGACGATTGTTTTCCGCTCCCGTTACGGGCTCCAGGTGGGTCGGATTGACGCACCGAGTGACCCGACAGAGATGGTCGATAGTTAGACCCGCTGGTATCGGGGCGACGGACGCCTCATACGACCAGCGGTGCGCTTGGATATAGCGCCCACCCCGACCTCCGACGTAGAAGCGTCCGTAGCCATGCCTCTTGTGCTTTACGCCGGTCCAAATCCAGCACGGCCCCAACTCCGGACGATAGATGGGAGTCGGGCCGTCCTTATCCACGTACTGCAGGAACCGTGCCTCGTCGTCACGCATGATGCGTTGGACGATCAGCGGGTCACCATTGGCCTTCTTGCGACGGTCATGCATTTCGCACAGACCGTTTCGTCGCACGACCCGCTCGCAGTCCTCGACCGAGCACTCTTTCGGCTGGAAGCGCGGCGGCGTGTCGGTGGTGCCGTATTTACGCCACCGCTGGTAGTGGGTACCGCACCAGGAGCGAGTGGTCGCCCGCCTCTCACACCCCTCGATACTGCATGTATCGTCTTTCACGTCGATCTCCTCGATAGATCGGCCACGCCCCGGGAGGTCTAGCCACCTCGCCGGGGTCTTCTCTCTATTCTCCCAAACGGCACTGACATCACTGGGGAATTGAGCGAATCCGATACCTAGCTACCGAGTAATAGTTGGGCGGAACAACATCATCATCGCGTTGCACCGGCTGACCGTCGAGGAACTCCGGCTTCCAGGACACGCGCCCAGCGACCGTGATTCTTGCCGCGAGAGCCGCCATGGCCCGGTCTGAAACAGATGCCGCCTGCTCGGCGGTGAGCCCAACACAGGTGAGCTGGACCTCGCCGACGAAGTCGACAAGGTCATCAGCGAGTGATGCCGCCACCGCACGTCCCGGAGTCGGGTAGAGCACCGTGTACGGCTGGGCGACCGTCGGTACGACGCCCGGGGGCGCCCCACCGAAGTAGACGGTCAGATCGGCCCCGGTGAGAGCCGCGGTGACCGCATCGACGTGAGGAAGAACAGCGGGAGTCGTCACGGGCGGCCTCCCGTCACGTGGCGCCTTCGACGGTGATCCGCCATGCGGTTGCCGTGCTGCTGAAATCGACGGCCATCACCGCGAACGGCTGGTCGACGAGCCGGGTATCACCGGACGCCGTGATGACGACCGCGTCCCCGACGTGCAGGTTGTCCGTGGCCAGCGACGCGAACGGCAACGCCAGCTCGTAGCGGGCCACGATCGTCAGCCGCTCCCCCGCTTCCTCGTTGCGAGGAACCCGCTGCGGTTTCAGGCGGCACGCACCCGAATACAGGACTGTCGGCGACCCCGGCGTCAGCACGCTCGTGGAGCGGTCCAGCGCTGACGTCCCCGGCCGGCTGATCGTGCAGGTGTCCACCAGCAGCTGATCGTGTGCGGCGCGGCCTGCCGCGAGCAGGGGCTGAATGTCAATTGCCGTCATCACGTCACCGGTGCCACAGAGAACGACCGTCCGCGGTACACGCGCAGAGCCTCTTTGTGGTCCGCGGTCAGCAGGGCGCCGCCGATGGTCTCGGCGGCAAACGTGCGGGAGTAGTCGTCGATCGACTCGCTCCTGAGGCCCTGCGGGTTGGTCATGTTCATCTGCGCCAGGTCCAGCACCACGTCGACGACGTCGTCCGGGACTTCGGCGTAGCCGTGGCTGTAGGTGACCCGGACCCGCTGAGCCCAGATCCCCATGGGCCGCATGAACGGCCAGCCCATCAGCCGGGTCGGCGCCCACCACGCCTCGCCGCGGGTCAGCTCGGTGCCGATCCGCGTGAAGTCGCGGCCCTCGAGGGCCGTGTACTCCTGATTGGCGATCCCGAACAGTTCCACGACGGTCAGCGGGTGCGTGTCGTCGACGACGATCGGACGCTGCGGAAGCCGCAGAATCCGCCCGTTGCCGGGCAGGGTGACCGTCTCGTTCTCCACCAGCGTGAACTGCTGGCGGCAGTACTTCCGGACCAGCGCGGAGGCCCGGCGGATCGCCATCGCCGCCTGCGCCGGATCCAACGACCGCTGCAGGGCGGCCTCGAGATCCGCCTGCGTCGCGAGAGGGGTCGGGGACATGCGGGCCCCCTTACTCCTCGGTGTCGGCCAGGGCCGTCAGCCGCTTCACAACGGTGCTGCGCGGCTTGTCCTTCGCCTGCTCCGCCGTCAGGGCCTGCGCCGCACGCTCGCGGTCGCCGTCCACCCACGACATGAGGTCGTCGATCGTGCCGTCCACCGGCGGACCGTCGCCCTCTTCCTGCTGCTCGGGCTCAGCCGGGGGCTTCTTCGGCGCCTGGAGCGGCTCGGGGTCCGCCTCCAGGATCTCCACCGATCCCTCGGGGGCGTTGTCGGCGAAGTGACGGGCCTGATCGCCCTCCAGCTCCGCGTCCTTATGGAACGTGGTGACCGCATAGTTCCAGTACGCGGTGAACTCCTTGAGCACGCGCACGCGCATGACTCTCCTCCTTCGTGAAGGGCCCGCCGGCGCGGACGGACAGGGATGCGTCCGCGCCGGCGGGAGCCATATCAGGCGTGCTCGATGACAACGCCGCGCTTGTACAGCGCCGCATCGCCCGTGCCCGCATCCGACGGAACACCGAAGTCACCGACCCACGACCAGGTCGAGGAGATGACCTGCTGCAGGCGGTCCTGCGCCGGACGCACCAGCAGGGTGACGTCCACCGCGGGGGCCGCCTGGATGGTGCGGATCTCCGGCACATCCTCGACGCCAGTTCCGGCGAGGAGACTGTTGGTGCCCTCGAACGGCGCCGCCATCAGCGCGTTCGCACCCAGCACGATCGGCCGGTGCACGAGCAGGTTGCCCGCCGAGCCGCCGTTGGCGATGGTCGGGGCCTCGAGGTTGCGGACCCAGTCGATGCCCGCGAACCGGCCGATGGACAGGTCCCGGTAGATCGGGCTGTCCACACGGCCCTGAAGGGCCTGCTTGAAGTCGGAGTCCGCGAACAGCTGCGCCTCGGTGTCGGGGTCGATGTGCGCGACGTAGTAGCCGCCCACCGTCGGGACCGCCATCTTCCGCAGGCGCGCCACAGCGGCCCGGAAGTTGGCGAACGTGACCACGTTGCTGCTCGACAGGTCGTAGGCCGAGTTGCCGGTCGCCCGGACGGTCACCGGGGCGTTCGCCGCGACCACGTAGTCGCCCGCCACGTCGACGCGGGCCGTACCCAGCGTCAGGGTGCTGGTGCCGGTGTTGACGCCGGTCACGGTGTTTGCGACACCCGCGATCGTCACGTTCAGCGGGTTCGAGGCGGAGACCGCCGTAGGCACGCCGTTGACCATGACCGTGGTGAACCCGGACACGGACTGCACGATGATCGACGTGTCCGAGGATCCGGCGGTGGTGCACCAGGTCCGGCCGCCCGAGTACGCGCTGTACAGCTTGTTGCGGGCGACCTGGTTGATGGTCTGGCCCGCGTTGATGCCGAGGTTTTCGACGTCGGCGAGGAACTTCGACGCCAGGGCCATCGAGCTGCCCAGCATGTTGGTGTCCATCGAGTTCGCGTACTGGTCCATCGTCACGGACCACTGCTCGATGCTGTACGTTGCCGCCGACGGGTCCGACCCGGTCACCGGAGTGGTGACGGGGGCGAGCAGGCCCTTGCGGGTGAACGTCTTGGTGTCACCCAGGCCGCCCATCCACGGCTCAGCGTCCGCGATCTGGGGGAACAGGAAGTTCGGCACCAGCGCGTCCCGGAAGACGCGGTCGAGCATGCCGTTCTGCAGCATCGCCTGGATGCCGGCGGGCAGGGACGGCCGGACACCGGCGTGCCGGTCCAGTCGGAACCACGACCGCGGGGCGCGGATGAGCCGCGGGCGGGCCGCGGACATGGTGGGGGTCATTGTCACTCCTCAGTGATCTCTATGGACACGTGGTCCGGGTATTGCTGCGCGACCTGATCCAGGCCCAGCAGCGCGGTTTGGGTGATGGCCGACACGGCGGCGCAGACGCGACCCCCAGCAGCAGGCTCGTCGTGACCGGACACCTCAATCGAGGTGCGTCCG